CGGCGAGATCACCGCGATGGAGCTCGGCGACGACGGCCTGTACGTGACCGCCGAGCTCACCCCGGAGGGCGAGCAGGTGCTCGCCGCGAACCCGAAGCTCGGCGTGTCCGCCCGGATCGTGGAGGACTACGAGCGGGCGGACGGCAGGTTCTTCCCCGCCGCGATCCAGCACGTCCTCGGCACCCTGGACCCCCGCATCACCGGCATGCGCCCCTGGCAGGCTGTGGAGGCCGCCAACGACGCCGGGGAAGTCCTGGACCTCACTGACACCGACTATGCCGCCCCGGAGAGCCCAGCGCCGTCCGGGCGGCACCGCAGGACGCAGCAGCAGGACCCACCACCAGCCGACCCCGGCACTCCCGCAACGGAGGAACACGACATGGCCCTGACGACTGAGCAGGAAGCCCGGCTGGGCAGGCTGCTGGACCTGGACGAGGACAAGTTCGAGGCGCTCCTGTCCGCCGCTGAGACCGCGCCGGAAGGCACGGAGGGCAGCACGCAGGACGAGCTGACCAACGAGGAGCTGCAGGCCCTCGTGGACTCCCTCCCGGACGAGCCGGGCCCCGAGGGCGAGGGTGAAGGCGAGGGCGGCGAAGGGGACGGCGGCGAGGGTGAGCCGGCGGCGGAGACCAGGGAGCCCGCGACGGCCGGCGCGTCCCTGACCGCCGAGGCTCAGGCCGCGATCGACCTGGCCAACTCCCGCGCCGAGGAGACGCAGATCGAGCTGGCCCGCGTCACCTCGGCGCTGGACGACGCCGCGTTCGAGAAGGAGCGCGGCCACCTGTCCCGCGAGTACGGGATTCCCCCCAGGATCACCGACCTGGCCCGCCCGCTGCTGCGCGGCAGCGGCCACGTCGTGGAGCTGGCCAACGGCTCGTCCGTGGACGCCGGCGCGATCATCCGCAAGGTGCTCGCCGAGGTCGGCAAGACCGTGAAGATGCTGGACCTGTCCGGCGAGCTCGGCACCCCGCTGGACTTCTCCGCCGAGGCCGAGAAGTCCGCCGAGGAGGACCGCGTGCGCGAGCGTGGCGAACTGGTCTCCGCCGTCCGCAAGATGACCGGCATTTAGCCGCAGCCCGCCCCCCGGCGCGGCCGGGAGCCACCTGACATCGCCCGCCCTGATCGCGGGCTTTTTTCATGCCCACCAAAAGGACGGTGAACGATGCCCGGCAGTCTTCCCCATCTGAAGCACGGCCCGGATTCCTACCAGGTGTACGCGCAGGTACTCGGCGGCCAGCTGGTCATCCCCGACGCCAGCGACGCGACCGGCACGATGGTCGGCCCGGCCGGCGCGAACGCGAAGAACGTCCTCGGCGTGGCCGGGAACGACGCGGCCCCGATCCCGAACCAGGCCGGGGACACCACCGGCTACGGGCAGCCACTGGTGGACATCTCCGTGCTGCCGGACTACGTCAGCGTCTACCACTCGGCCGACATGCACGTGACCTACACCGCCGACTGCGACTTCGGCGCGCTGCTGGTCGCTGACGCGAGCGGGACGGTCACCCCCGCCAGTGGCAACACGTTCGACGAGATCGTCGGCCGCTGCACCCAGCCCGGCGGCGTCGTGGTCGCCACCAACGCCGTAGGCCGCGCCCGCATCTTCGGCTGACCCCCGTCAGGCAACGAGAGAAGGAAGTGAACAATGCCGACGCCTGCATACTCGTCGCTTGACGGCCCCCGGGTAACCGTTGACGCGCTGCTCAAGGACCCTTTGGTCATCCCCGCGCTCATTCTGAACATGACCCAGAACGAGTTCATCGTCGACGCCGTTCTGCGCGCCGGCGGCATGGCTCCCTCCGGCGCCGTGCGCTACAGCGAGAGCACCCCGCTGTACGCGGACGACACCCCGGAGATCCGCGCCGAGTTCGCCGAGGTGCCCGTGGTCCCGACGAGCGTCGGCATCCCGCGGGTGGTGTTCACCCACGAGCGCGCCATGGCTGTCCTCATCAGCGACGAGATGCGGCGTCGGCAGGCCATCGACCCGGTGACCAGGCAGCTACAGCAAGTGAAAAACACGATGATTTACAGTTGGAACCAGGCCTTTTACTCGGCAGTGGTGGCCAACGCGGGCATCCAGACGCTGGCCGTGTCCAACCCGTGGGCGTCGTCCAACGCGACGATCCGCGCGGATATCGCCAATGGCGTATATCTGGTCGAAAACGCGAGTATCACGAGTGCCATCGGCTTCAATCAGTTCTTGGGTTTCGAAGCCGACACCATGATCATCAACCACGGCACCAAGAATAGCCTGCTCCAGTCCTCGTCATTCGCGGCGCCATACATCGGCGATATCGCGAGCGAGAACCTGCAGTACACGGGCGTGCTGCCCAACAAGATCTTCAACCTGGACGTAATGGTGTCACGGCAGGTCCCAGCCGGAAACGCCATTATCATGCAAAGGCAGCGGTGCGGATTCATCGCCGATGAGCTGCCATTTGTTGCTGGGCCTTTGTATCGAAACGAGGAACGCAAAGTCTGGAGAAGTGATACACAAAGGGCCAGTGCCATAGGCTTGGACCAGCCATTGTCAATTGTCCTTTTGTCAGGCGTTTAGGGGCGCGTCAATCCCGGGTTCTGTCAGAGGGGTCCGGTAGACTCCCTGCGTAAGTGATCCCCGCGACGGATGCAACCGCCCGGGGATCGTGGACAACCTAGGTAAGTAGGCCGACACATGCAGGCTAGCCCCGCGGGCAAGTCCCCGAGAGTTTTCCGTCTGCGCAGGTGCACTGACTGCCCGGCTTCGTTCGCCCCCACTGGGAGCAGGCAGACGCGCTGCCCAGGCTGCCAGGTCATCCGTGACGCCGAGGTCGCACGCGAGTGCCATGACCGGAAGATGGCCCGGCGCAGGGCGGCTCGCGCGGAGGCCCGCAAGAGCGCCCCTGTCTGCTCGGTAGAAGGCTGCGAGGCCAAGCTCCGCCGGAGCAATGCCATCGGCCGCTGCCAGGAGCACCGCTACATCGGCGCGGACATGGGCACCTGCGGCCAGGAGGGCTGCGGAAAGCGCCTGCGCCGGGACAACCAGATCGGGTACTGCGAGGACCACAAGTACGCCACGGCGCGTGAGCCCGAGCGATTCTGTGTGGTGGAGGGCTGCGGCCGGAAGCTCCGGGCGGATAACGAGAGCGGCTACTGCGGCGGCCACTCCTGGATGTCGGAGAACGTGCAGGAGTACCGGGAGCGGTATTACGCGGAGCAGCGACGGCTGAATGCTGAACGGCCCGATACCCGGGAGACCTGCTCGGTAGGGGACTGCGAGAACCGCCTTCGCTCAGACAACGTCATCGGCCGCTGCAGCGAGCACTACTACCTGCCGGTGGAGATGCCCGCCTGCGCCATGGAGGGCTGCGAGAACCGCCTCACGGCGCTGAATACGACCGGCCGCTGCATGGAGCACCGCGCCAAGTACTGGGTGGCGGCCACATGCGCCGCCGAAGGCTGTGAGCAGATCCTGCACGAGGACAATGTCACAGGCCACTGCCACAAGCACCGCGGGCTGTCGGGGTGGCGGCAGGAGTATGGCCGCGCTTACTACGAGAGCCGCAAGGCCGAGTTCCAGCAGTATGCCCGGGATTGGCGGCTAGCCAACGGCGACGATCACCGGGCAGCGGTACGGGCCTGGAACGCCGCCAACCGCGAAGCCCGGCAGGCCATGCATGCCCGCAGGCGCACCCGTATCAAGGTTGACATGAGCGGCGAGGATCGCCGGCGGTCTGTGGAACGCCGCAAGGAGATCAAGGGCGACCCGTGCTTCTACTGCGGGGACGACGAGACCTCCGACACGGACCACTATTTCCCGCTGGCCAAGGGCGGCACGGATCACTGGTGGAATCTGGTCCGGGCATGCGATCCGTGCAACTCCTACAAGAACGCCACCTGCGGCACCGCCTTCATGCTCCGCACAGGCTGGTGGAATCTGCCACCACTCCCGCCGCTCACCCTCCCCGCCGCCGCCTGACCTTCCCGCCCTCTCGCGGCGGGCTTCCCCACCGCCACGAACGGAGCACAACCATGCCCGCAGCCCGGACCTCGGAGTACGAGGCCCTGACCAACCTGTCCATTTCCAGGTCGGCCCGTGATCCCCGCGGGGAACGCCAGGCCGACATCGTCCACAAGGGCGAGACTGTCCCCCTCACCGACGAGCAGGCCCAGGGCTTCATGACCCGCCACCGGGTGCCCGTCATCCGCCCGGCCGCGCAGCAGAACAGTCCAGCACCCCCGGTCAGGGCGCGCGACCT